GGGTGATAAAAGTTTTTCCGTTTTAAGAAGTCTGCCTCTTCAGCATCCATATATTCAGTAGCTACAGATTCCTTATCAGGCATTGTGAATTTCATATCAAATTTCGACAAAAACTCAGCAAAGGAAATATGATTAAAAAGACTTCTCTCTTCAGATACCGTTCCCTTAACATCATCGCCATATGTTCCAAACGCACAATAATCAGTGAAGGATCCGAGTGGCTCCTTTGGGTACTTGGTATAATAACAACTCCTCAGTAATAGACAGTTAACAATAGAATTAACGATGACTGTCAAATTTTGACCTGAAGGATTCGACCCAAATAGCATCAACAAATCGCCGTTATATGCCATCAAAGGATAGGCAATTTCCGCCACCAACGCTCTCATTAGCTTAATGTCCTCCTTAGAATACTCACATAAGTATTCGGCGACCCAGATTAACACTGAGAAAGCAGCAATCACAAGTTGTGCTGGCATTCTCTGATCATACTTACTATAATCTCCGGCAAGAACATTCTTACTCTTAGAATTCATAAATTCGTTTAACTGTTCCCACTCAGGACCTTCAGCATTCACACCCACTAGACACTCACACATTAATGGATTTAGCTGAATGATACGAACAATAGGTAGGAAATACATACGAATAAGAAGTTGTAATGCAAGAGGTGCACTCTGAAACACGCGCACCTTATCCTTGGTCAATCTCGTCGGTTCGTCTTTTAAACACGCTTTCCAAACACAGTAACAGCGTTCTCCAGAAAGCAACACCTTCTTAATGCGTTCAGTTTCCTCCCAGATCTCAGGGACAAATGTCCTGGGTTTACCACTGTCTGGGTACTCGCTAGGATTGAGGTCAATTAGGAGCTTAACCTTCTTCCCGGTTAAAGGCCATCCAGGTGAGGTGTCAAAATTCATTGCATCAATAAAACGCCTTCCAACAATTCCACAAACTGTTTGAACTTGTGTTAGGGGTTTGCACTCCTCAAATAATTCAGGTAACTTTTTAAATATTTTTAAGAATTGCATACGATAACAGCGCACAGCTTTAACAACAATACTGCCCAGAGATAAAGATGGATGAGATAACTGTTCCAACGCCACCTGGTATGGGTAGACGCCTTCACCCTTCACTTTGGGTGGACCCCATTGCTGTGGTACCCCCGTAACGTCCGCAACAATGTCGGAAATTATCGTTGGAATCACAGAAGAACTTGGCGTGGCCCTTCCAGAGGTTGGACCGTAAATTTCAATAGAACACCCCTCACTTAAGAAACGAGTCGCACTCTTCCGGTGTACCTCCCCTTCCTCAATCAATTTGATGCCATACTGATCTTTCGGCAACGTCCCCTGGCTCACAGTTCTAACAACGCCAGGAATCTCAGCAAGATGTACCAGGCCAGTCTCAACTTGATCGAATGTCAAATAGCCACACCCACCTGTACAGCCTTGACCACACAAATGAAAGCCGAGAATAGTTGTCCCTTTCCCGCGAGAAACAAGAGGTGACATGCACATACCCTCAGCAGTATCAAAGGGCAATCTATAAGTTCCCCCAGGAATATTTTGCATGGAATAATGATCGATTCCGGTCTCTTCGTGTCGGTAAAATGTCTTTGCAAACTCAATGTCACCACTCTTCTCCTTTAAAATAAAGGTGGCGTCCGAATCTGTTACAGCACCTATAGGCAAGAACTTGCGCATGTCCCCCATACTTCCTGAATTAGGAGTATAGCAAATTGCAAAATCTGTACCAGGAACTAAGTATGTATACTCCTTAGCAACCTTGTCGCGGAAATAACCACCAGTCATTTTTGGATTCCTTCTCCAACAACGAATATCGAAATCACTATATCCTTCTTCCCAATGTTTCTTAACGAAATGGGCAGGAATAATCATAAAGTTGCTTTCGATTAGAAACCCACGAATGAAGTACTTAGAACTTTCAATGTACACAAGATTTTCAGTGCACTTATTAGCCAAATCATGAGCAGTTGTGGTTTTCGATGCGGTACTCATAGGTAATGGTGAAATATAATGAGAGGCCCAAACATTTGGTTCATCATCGCGTTCTTTGATATCTTCCATAGATTGAGGGGTCAAATTACCCTGTGGAGAAAAGACCTTCTTTACACTATAAATCCATCGGAAAACATAATAAAGGCCGAACAATCCGACACCTAATAGCGCTTTACCGGAATGCTCTTTGAAAATCTTGACATACGTCGGCAGTGCATTGTTTCGTTGCAACAGTTCCTGCTTAACAGCTTGCTTCTCATAGTATAAAATTACAGCAATAACTGAAATGGTGGTGTAAAAGATGATAAAACCAGATAGAAACCAACCATTGATGAACCACCAAGCAGATACAGTAAAACAATAAGCATACACCATTAATACCTTCCATCTACGATCAAGAATTTCATACCTACGCAAATAGAGAACAGAAAATGTCACCCACGGTGATGTTATAAAGCTCTCAGGTACCCAAGCTACCCAATCGAAAATGGAATCGTCATACCACTTATCTAGGTGTATAAGATCTTCAGTTCTCGTTTCTCTCATTCGCCAGAAAAATGCCCGGATATTCCAACGCTGCTGTAGTTGCCATTTTGCAAACCTATACAAGCTCCACATGGCAGAGCGATGCACCCTATTTCTCCAGTCAATTAAATAATTAGTAGCCCACGCTGCATAAAATCTTATAAATGAATTTCGCGACTCGCTCGGTAAGCGTAAGATCATAATAACAGATTCAAGAAGACACCAATAACATACCCAACGCAATACCAGAGCAAACGACGTAAAATTGACCGAAATAAAGGTGACGACTGTTCTTCGTAAAGCTCATCGCCACCTAGCATGGACCGCAATCCGTGACATATTTCATTAAGCTCACCGACTACTGAATCATCGTCAGGATGGACATTTGAATCTACATTGCTTGGTAAACGTGCACCGTTCCAATCCTGGACGAATTGGGAAACAGAGTTCTCCTTATCACAATCACAGAATGCAAAACCACATTTTGTACAACACTCATCTCTTTCATTCTTCACGGTGTTCATTTCGACCAATTTTGCTTGGTACTCATAATGGTCTTTTGACGCAATTTGCACCCACCGTAAGTACGTGTGGACGTCAACATCTACCATCTCCTTTCCTTCAAAGCGAATGGGCACCAAATTGTAATGGTTTTTAAAACTATTAGCCGTTTTTGGCGCACCAACATAACAAGATCGAACACTAAGTTTCCAAATGTCCGCGTCCCTTCGCATTCCAAAATTCGCTTTAACCTTATTGGAATCTAACATACCATTGGTTTGAAACTCATCACGCACTTTTACTTTTACGTGAAAGAATCGTCGAAGTACAGATTCAGGTTTCTCAGAGTATATTGAGGCTAACATGTCTTCCACATTGGTTGTAACCATAACGATCCACGGGTGCAGAGCTACTTTACCCTTGAGGTGTGCTTCAGCCATAGGTGCAAGAAATAATGCATTATTAACAGTCTGTATAAGGCGGTAAACGGGTGAAAAGTCCATGAATGCTGGTGTTGTGTTACCATGATCATCAAAAACGATCACATTAGTAGACGAGCGTATATTAGAAGCATACTTATCATTATCAGCCCATACGGCGACTCGCTCGTCCGAGACATCAATTCCATTATAGCGACCAATTGCTTCATAAGTTAACTTGTTCAAGGTAGTTTTTCCAACAGACGTGTTGCCAAACAAAGAAACTGCGAATGGAGATTTTCGTAAACCACCGCGTGTACGAACCTGAACAAATTCGTTTCGCCAGTCGCGTAACCTATCAAGTCTATCCATCATAAATTTCTTCTCAATCGTCATTGTTCGAGACATTTTGCTTACAACTTTGTCACCAAGGGATATGACTTTATCAAGAAGAACTTCATAGTCGGTCTCTGTTATATTGGCATGTTCTTTTAAATTCCCAGTCAACGAATAGCCATGAATATCACGAACTCGGTTATACGTCTCTTCAAATTTCTTCATATCTCCTTCGTGCGCAAAGAAAGCTGACACTTCACCAGTTTTGTATACACGCCAACCGCCTTCAATAAAGCCTATAGCAGTGGTACACGCAAGATCTAGTAAATCGACACAATTAATTTGGTTCTTATAAACGACAGGCTCAAAAAGAGTAAGCCTTCCTATTCTAAATGTCAAACTAGAAGCCTCACACATACCAACAGAAACAACATAATTCAAGAGCTTTAAAACGCCTTTAATATCCTTGTTTTCTTTATAGCGTTTCCAGTCAGACACTGCTTCTTTTAAA